CTTTTGAAGATAAGAGTAGAAATTTTTACAATGCTGTTATTGCTTCTTACCAGTCGGCTATTGCTCATCATAGTGATAAGTTGCCTGTTGAAGGTGCTTCCGAATTAGATAAGCAAAACTTCCTTGAGGCTATCAAGAACAATGCTCGTAGCACTTTAATGCTTAAGGCTATTGTTGGCTACTGGTCTCCACTTGCACCTAAGTTAGTTCAGAAAGATCCTGGTGTTAGTCAGGAGTTTCAAAAGTATTTGTCTGATGCTAATAACAATTATGGTCAGGCTTTTAATAAGTGGGTTGCCGATAAGGGCATTGGCTATTCTGCTTACACGATTGCTGCAGAAAAAGCATCAACTAAGGGGTTAACTATTCCTTCAACTAAGCAGGCTTTTCAGTGGCTTAATGACAATAAGCAACTCATTAATAGCAATGAGTACAATGCTGCTGCACCTTACTTGATTCCTTTAGATCCTGGAACTAAAGAAGACCAGCAAATCATGAATAATGAAATGGTTACTATGGGCCTTCGTGAGAAGCGTCAGCCCGAAGAGTTCTTAAATGCTTATTATATTTCTGCAGGTAACTATGAATACTATGCAGCATTGAAACAGCATAACGATGAAATCAAGGCTCTTGGTGATAATGGTAATGCTGTTGCTGAGCAGAACGCTCATTGGAAACAGTGGACTCAAGATTTTGCTTTGGCTCATCCTATTTGGAACGCTGACCATACTGACAGTTCTCGTAAAGACCATGCTCAAACTGTACTGGATCAATTTGCTAAAATGGGTTCTTACGGTCAAGATGCTAATGGTGCACCAAAGTTTAATTTCAATGGTGATATTGTAAAGCCTACGCAACAGTCTCAAAAGATTGAAACTTTGATGGGCATGTACATGGTTCATCTTGTACGTCAGCAACAGATTAAAAACTTTAACGCTGGTTTAACTTTAAGTGATGAGAATACGGCTTGGGATAATTTGCTTGTTAATGTAGCAAACCAAGATCATACTCTTACTTCAGTTATTAACGGTGTATTTAGAAAGGTTAAGTAATGTCTAGCCCATTTCCATCACCAACCCCTTCTCCTAGTTCATCTTCTGGTTCTACTGGTTCCGCTAGTGGTTTGACTGCATTGCAGCAAGCAGCATCGCAATACTTTGCGGCTGGTTTTGGTGCAGGTTCTGCTTTGAATCAAACAACAACATCAAACAAATCAAGCACTATTGCTAAGACAACTGTTGATAAAAAGGTTTACTCTTCCCAGCAGGCCAAGGCTTTAGCAATTTCTGCTTTCCAGGATGCTATCGGTCGTATGCCAACGGCTAAAGAACTGAATGATTTTACTGCCGCTCTTAACCGAGCAGAAGCCTCTAATAAAACAATTACTTCTGGTTCTGTTTACACAAGCCGCATGAAGGATACTTCTACTACTGGTTCCGCTACATCTCGCACCAACATTGCAGATCAGACTGGTACAACTTCTCAATCAACTACCACTAAAGGTGGTCTTGATGAGGTTCAGTTTGCTAAAGATTATGCAATGTCTTTGCCAGATTACAGTGGTTACCAAAAGGCTACCAATTATTTTGATGCGTTTCTACAAACTCTTAATGGTCCTGGTGGCGGTGTACGCTAGTGCCCCCTATTGAAACTAACACTAAAGTTAAGGGCGCTAAGAAGCCCAATGCTTCTGGCCCTAGAGTTACTGAAGCCTATGGTTTAGCAAATTCAAGGTATGCCTCTGGTCGTCATACTGGTATTGATTATGCTGGATCTATTGGTGATGCCGTAAATTCTGTTGCTAATGGTGTTGTTATTTCAATAAAAGATACTGGCAAAAATGGATATGGTAAGCAAGTTCTTATTAAGAACGCTGACGGTACTTATGCTTTGTATGGTCACCTTAGTGGTTTTAATGTTACTAAGGGCCAAAAGATTACTGCTGGTCAGCATATTGCTGCATTAGGTGATACTGGAAATAGCACTGGACCGCATCTTCATTTTGAAATTCGCAGGAACGCAAATTATGGTTCTGACATTAATCCAACTAAATGGCTTTCTAATGCTGGTTTATCGCCATCTTCTATTACGAATGGGACAAGGATTACTTTGAGTAACGTTAACAGTTCCACTGGTTCTACTGGTGGTAGAGGTAGTAGTGCTGCCTCTAAGAGCAGCGCTGATTGGGCTTCACAGTATGGTGTACAAGCGGCTCTTGTTGAAAGCACTCCTGAACTTAAGGCTTTGTTTGACAATGCTGTAAAGACTGGTATGAGTACGGCTAGTTTCCAAGCAAGCCTAATGAATACCAAGTGGTTTACTACTCATGGTTCTGCATGGCGCATTGCTTCTGCAACGGCAAAGTCAGACCCTGGTACTTGGGCAGAGCAGGAAGCGGTAGCCAAGGAACAAATTGCTGCTGATCTTAAGACTCTTGGTGTTACCATCACTGATAGTCAGATGAAAGATTTAACTAATCAGTCTTTGTTTCTTGCTGGTGGTAGTGCTGCTGCTATTGATTCTACTTGGCTTACTCAGCATATTATTCAACTTGGTAACTTTACTGGACAATCTGGTCAAGTTAACACTCAACTTAATAATCTTAAAAACGATGCTGCTTCGTATGGTTTGTCTAATCAGTTTGATGATAGATGGTATACTACTGCCGTAAAGAATGTATTAAATCCTACTAGCGGTAATGATTACAATTTTTACAAGAATCAGATGAAAGAACTTGCCAAGGGAACTTATACTGGTTTTGCTAAACAACTTGATGCAGGTATGACTATGGATCAGATTTCTCAACCATACGTTAACCTCATGGCAAATACTTTGGAAATGGATCCAAATACTGTTAGCCTTATGGGATCTGACAAAACAGTATTTAATGCTTTAACTAAGGTTGATGCTAATGGTCAGGTTATTCAACCTGGGGCTTTCTTACAACAGTTGAAGACAGATAACCGTTACTTTAAGACTCAACAGTCTCATCAAGAAATGGCAGATCTTGCTTCAAACATTGCTCAAACTTTTGGTAGGGGATAATGCCAGATACAACGACTAATACTCCAGCGAGCAATGATGCTTTAACTACTGTCCTTAAGGGCACTGGTTATACTACTGATGATTCACGTAGCGTATTTGCAAACATTATGCAAAACTATGGTTTTAACCAAGACCAAATTGGATCTTTGTTAAATAGTATAGTAAAGTGGGGAACGACATATAGTCCTTCTCAAATTGTTAACGATCTTCTTCCTACCACTCAAGAGTATCAACAACGTTTTGCTGGTAATGCTGCGCGAGTAAAAAATGGTTTAAGTGCTTTATCTCCTGCGGAGTATATTGCAAATGAAAATTCTTATCGAACAGCATTGCAATCTGCTGGTTTACCTAAAGGTTTTTATGATAGTCAGGATGCAATCAACAAGTTGATTTCTAGTGATGTTTCACCAACTGAGTTTAATGACCGCATCCGTTCGGCTCAAACTGCTATTGCTGGAAGCGATCCTTACTACACACAATCTTTGCAGGAAATGTATGGTTTGGATAATGGGCATATGATTGCTCATTTACTTGACCCTACGGCTGCTGCTCCTATTGTTGAACGTCAAGCGGCTGCTGCCGCTTATGGTGCTGCGGCATTGCGTCAAGGTTTAACTTTAACTCCAGATCAAACTCAACAGTTTGAACAGTATGCTTCTGGCGTTGGAACTGGCGTTAATGCAGAGCAAGGTATGCAACAGATTGCTTCAATGCTTCCCACTGTGGAAAAGTTGGGTAACATTTCAGGTCAGAATTATGACCAGAATACTGCACAACAAGAAGTGTTCGGTGGCTTGGCTTCAGCGCAACGCGCTCGTGAAAATCTTCTTAACCAGGAACAGTCCCGTTTCACTGGTCGCTCTAACATAACTAGCCAGTCTCTTGCTGGCGGAACTGCGGGACTTCTCTAAACTCCACACCGATCGATCGGCCCTGGTGTGCGTATAAAGACCGATAGCAAAAGCGGAATCATGCTCCCCTTCATGATCTCTAGGTTTGCGCTTACAACAACAATGGAAAGGGAGTGGCGTAATGGCCAACCAATACGACGAATATGATGACGATAATGATGAGTTCGACTTAGAAGGTCCAGCGAATCTGCGTAAGGCTTTAAAGAAGGCCGAGAAGCAGCGTAAGGAACTTGAAGAACAGTTATCTAGTTTGAAGTCGAACCTCCGTGATCGTTCAGTTAAGGACGTATTGGAGACAAAGGGTATCAATGCAAAGATTGCAGCCTTCATTCCGAAGGAAATTGATACACCTGAACAGATCGCTTCTTGGCTTACTGAATACGCTGATGTATTTGGTTTCCAGGCTGAGCAGCCATCGAACGACCAGCCTCTATCTGAAAATGCAGTGGCTTCACAGCGCATTGATAATGCTGTGTCTGGTGCTACCACGCCAAGCGGTGATGACGACATTATGGCTCGTCTTGCTTCCGCTTCGACGAAGGAAGAACTTGACCAGTTGATTTTCGGTAAGACTATGGGTCGTTAATTACACCACATTAATCAACCATTGAAAGGAGATGTATCATGGCAAACGCCTATACATCAACTGACAGCGGCTCGCTAGGTAATTACCTCGTACAAGCCGCTTATGACCGTTACGTAGAGTTCGCTCTTCGTGCTGTCCCACTTATCCGCGACGTTGCTGATAAGCGCCCTGTCCAGCAAGCAATGCCTGGCTCGTCTGTTGTATTCCAGTTGTACAACGACTTGTCAAAGGCTACTGGTGTTCTCAGCGAAACTGCTGACCCAGATGCTGTTGGCTTCGGTAACACGAACCAGGTTTCTGTAACTCTTAACGAATACGGTAACGCTGCTCTTGCTACCCGCAAGTTGGAACTGTTCTCGTTGTCTGACGTTGATCCAGCAATCGCTGACATCATCGCCTTCAACATGGCAGATTCGATTGACGAAGTTGCTCAGACGGTTCTCCGTGGCGGCAGCAACGTTATCTACTCAGGTGGCGGAACCAGCACAACTGGTGTTACTGCAGGCTCAACAATCAAGTCTGCTGACATCCGTAAGGCTGTTGCTAAGTTGCGTACCAACAAGGCTGTTCCTCGTCAGGGTGAATTCTACTGGTGTGGTATCCACCCAGAAGTTTCACACGACCTCCGTGCCGAAACAGGCGCTGGCGGCTGGCGTGAAGCACACGTGTACAACGAATCTGGTGCAGGCGAACTGTGGCCAGGAAGCATTGGTACCTACGAAGGTGCAATGTTCGTTGAGTCACCACGTCTCTACAACGCTACTGATGGCGGTTCTAGCACAAAGGTATTCCGTACCATTGTTGCTGGTAAGCAGGCACTTGCTGAAGCGATTGCTGAAGA